ATTTACATCAAATAGCCGTCAAAATACGTATCAATTTAAGACGTGCTAAGTTACTAGATCTACCAGCAACCCTTACCACAAAAGAATGGCTAGAAACAATCGCTCACTTTCATGGCAAATGTGCCTACTGCCAACATCACCCCTATACATGCATAGAGCACTACATCCCATTAGATCTTGGTGGAGGAACTACTAAAAATAATTGCCTGCCTTCTTGCCGAGGGTGTAACCATCATAAAAAGTCATTTTCGCCTGAGATGGTTTTGTCTCAAGAGGATATAGATCGCATACAATCGTATCTGTTGAAAATCGAGAGTGAGATGAATGAGGCGCAAGAATGAGTGGTACACACGGCGTATTTCAGCATAGATCAGGCTATTTCTACACTATTCTTGAAGAGGATTTTTGTGAGATGTACAAGTCTGAAGGAAACAATGAAGTATGTAGGGCTTACATTACTTCCATCATCGAAACCCTAACCAATGACAAATTTAATACCACAGGCAACGAGAGAGACATCTGGGTATTCATGTCTCTTCCTGAGATGGCCCGTCGAATGCGTCATGCTTACTCAGAACGGACTATCCATAAAGAGATACAGGGCATGATCAAAGACGGCTTCTTGAAAAAGCGTCGAGCGGCGGGGAAGGCCACAATGGAATACTGTCTAAACATCCAGAAGATACGAGAAGGCCTATCAAAATTACCTGACAAACAATCTTGCAAAATTGCAACATCCAATCTTGCAGATTTGCAAGATCAACCTTGCAAAATTGCAAGATTAACCTTGCAAAATTGCAAGAACGATCTTGCAGATTTGCAACCAAGAATAAGTAATAGATTAAACATAGAAGAAACTAAAGAAGAAGGTAGTGTAGCCGACGAAATCGAAGCCTCACCATTTGCTCCTGTCGTCGCACCCACACCCACTCTTTCTTCTTTGTCTTCTGAGGTTATCCACGATGTGGACAAGTTATCCACAGAAGAAAAGAAAAAGACGGCACGCAAACCTAAACCACTTAAAGACACTGTCTCCACAGAAGAAAAAGCACGCATTGAAGCAGTCTTCGAGTGCCTCGACTCTTTGGCTAGAGAGACTACTGGTATGCCTGATTTCTCTTATTCACGTACAAAGACAGCATTAGAATGTGTAAAGGTACTTCTTCAGTCAAGAACAGTTTCTCCTAAAGATTTGCGTCTAGTCTATATGGAGATGTGGAATTCGCCAAAAGGGAAAGACGGTTTTTCTTGGAAGGAAAACATGTCAGTAAGAGCAATTTGCAATCAATATGATAGTAAGTTGCTTGCGGGAAGAAGCAAACAGGTGCTAGCACCTGCGCAAGAAAGCAAGCCTAAAGAGGCCGTAACCGTTGGGAATAGGCATCTTGTGAGTTTTAGTTCACGACCACGATTGTAGGAGAAAACCATGGAAAAGCAATTACCACAAAATGTTGAAGCTGAGAAGTGCGTTCTGGGTAGCATTCTGATCGACTCTGAGTCTATTACACTGGTAGCTGACTTCCTCAAGTCGAACGATTTTTACCGCAATGAGCATAGGCAAATCTATAGCGGTATGCTCAGTATTTATGCTCAACATGAGCCAGTAGATTTTCAGATACTTGCTGAGCAGCTAGAGCGTGATGGCCAACTAGAGGAAATCGGTGGATTTAGCTATCTCATGTCACTCATGAATGAGGTGCCTACCAGTAACAATATAGAGTCTTATGCGCGTATCGTCAAGAAGAAAGCAGAAAAGCGAGAATTGATTAGAGCAGCTGGGATAATCGCTCAATCTGCTTATAGTGAGGATGAAGACGCTCTTTCGAAAGCAGAAGAGTTAATTCACTCTGTTAATCAGGGTAAGAGCATCGCTCGTATAACATCTCTTCAAGATGCCGTTTCGCGTTTCATCACCAAGTTAGATAAGTTGCATGAAAATCGGCTTAAAGGCGTTGTGTCTGGTGTGCCTACTGGGTTTAGAGTGCTCGATCAAATCTTGGGAGGTTTTCAGCCCTCTGATCTTATTGTCCTTGCAGCCAGACCCGCCGTTGGTAAAACTTCACTTGCTCTAAACGTTGCATTGCGCATTATCAAGGACACAACGCATAAGGGCAACAAAATCATGATGTTCTCCCTAGAGATGGGAGAGGAACAGTTAGTTCGTAGGCTGATGTCAATGGAAGCAACGGTTGATCAAACGCGGCTGAGGACCGGAGACATTGAGGATGATGAGTGGGAACGGATTATGGCCGCCGCTGGTACGCTCTCAACTGATCGGATGTGGATTGATGATACACCTGCCATCTCGCTTACAGAGATGAGAAGCCGTGCACGCCGTATTCAATCTGAGCATGGGCTAGACTTGATCCTTGTTGACTACATGCAACTCATGAAAGCAATGCAACCCAACGGTAAACACATTGAGAACCGGACGCAAGAGGTATCTACCATCAGTCGTGGTCTCAAAGAGTTAGCAAGAGAGCTAAATGTCCCCGTAGTAGCGCTAGCACAATTGTCCAGGGCAGTTGAAAACCGCGCTGACAAGACACCTCAATTGTCTGATTTGCGTGAAAGTGGAACGATTGAGCAAGATAGTGATGTCGTGATGTTCATTCATCAAGATCCTAGCCAAGAGATGAAAAACAACGGCTATGCACTAAACATCATGGTAGCCAAACATCGTAACGGACCTGTAGGAGTTGAGACGCTGTGGTTTACACCGCATCTTACAAGGTTTTCTGACATTGAACAGCAATTTAATGCTGACTAGCAACCAGAAAGGATTTTTATCATGAATACACCAAATCAAGATCGCATCCAAGAGTTACGTACAATGCCATACGAGGCATACTTGAAGACGTCAGAGTGGAAAGCAAAGCGAGATCAGTCACTGGAGCGTGATGGTTATCGCTGTCGCGCCTGCAATAGTAGCGAAAAACTACATGTACACCACCGCACTTATGCACGACGTGGGAACGAAGATATCAATGACCTGACCACTCTTTGCCAGAGTTGCCATGAACACTTCCACAAAAAGATAAGCCAGACTGAAATCATGGTACAAACCTATGATGCACCTGTAGTCATTCTTTCTAACGAAGAACAGGCTCTACGTTTGGAAGACCAATTAATTGGTCTGATTATGCGGTATCCCGATGTGTGCCCGCATCTTGCAGGAATACTCCAGGAATGTGATTTTATAGATACCAACACACAAGAATTGTTCTGTGTATTCAGCAATACATATTCTTCTGATGCTTCTTTTACGCTTCAAAATCTTGAACAATTTGTACCATCAGGCCTGATGCCTACTGCACTCAGGGCGATGAAGTCTATGAAGTTAGAACATCTGATTGATGAGGCAAAACAAGTGAAATACGCTAGAAAGATAGCAATGCGCATGAAACGCTTGATGTTGTCGAGATCAAACGAAAAATTGCAGGTGCTTATAGAAGAGGCTGCTATTTCAGGTGATATTGCTGCTGAGGGTCAACTCAGACGAAATATACAAGAAAATCGCAAACTAATGCTGATACTGCATATGTAGACGCAGAAAGCGAAGAGGAGAAAGCATCGTGATGACGAACGAACAGATCTTGCAGTGGGCAGCTAGTATAAACTTCGCACATATCAACATCACGCCGACCTGTCATATTCGCTATGGCAGGCAGCAATGGGAAACGAGACTACCAGAACTCACTGCTAAACAGAGGATGACATTGCAGGGCAAGATTGAGCGATGTGAAGCAAGGTTATCGAAAGAGAGAGCATCATGAGCACAATGATAGCAACCAGAACTGTGTATCCCATTGGGTACTCGACGCTTGGCTCTCAAGAGTACATTGACGGGCTGATGAGCAGCCCGCAAACGCTCTTGATCGACACAAGGATCAGCCCTAAATCCTGGAATGCAGAGTGGAGCAAAGATGCACTGCAAGAGAAATATGGCGATAGGTACCGTTGGGCAGGACGGTACCTAGGCAATACAGCGTTACGGACTGGTCGTATTGCGATCGCTAATCCAGCGGTAGGCATCAAAGGACTGATCACGTATCTCAACGAAGGGCATGATCTGGTTCTACTTTGTCAATGCAGGCAATTTTTGAATTGCCATATGAGCGAGATAGTGAAGCTTTTACATGATAAGATGCCAGAGGTTGAGGTCGTGCAGCAACAGTCCGATACTATCCCATGCTTAAGCATCAGACAGCCTTGGGCTTGGCTCATTGTCAACGGTTTCAAGAATATTGAAAATCGTGATTGGCCAACAGATTACAGAGGCCCGTTGCTCATCCATGCTGGCAAGGCTTTTGATGAAGACTGCTTCACTCGCACTACAATTGATCTCGATCTCTTTGATCGTTTCGGGATCGAAGTATTCAATTCGATCCCAAGGTGCACCACAGATTATCGATTAGGCTGCATTATCGGTCAAGCTGATTTAGTTGATGTGGTCGAGAAGAGCGATAGTCGATGGTTCTGTGGTGACTACGGATTTGTTCTGGAGAATGCAAGGACTATCGACCCTATCCCTTATGCTGGCAAACTTAAACTCTTCGATGTGCCTAGAGATGTTGTTCAGGTTGCTCCTGTTTGCTCACCAGAAGGCCAAGAAGAGGCATTGGTAGTTGAAATTGATGCAGAGGAGGTTGTAGACATAGCGCCTCCAGATTTGGCTCCTGGCAATAATGCTGAGGATAACAAAGAAATCCATAACCATTGTGTTGTCTGTGGAGAACTAGCAACAGTTGCCAGTCCATCTGGTCGAGAGGACAGCATCTATTGCGAAACTCACGGACATTGTTTAAGATGTGGGTCAAGCGTCGAGCATTTCGTAAGGCATCCATACATCACAAATTACGTCTGTAAATGCGTTGTCCAGTTTGAGATGCAAAGGCAACGCGATGAGGATATAAAGCAAGCAAAGCCTGTAGCATTTAGTTTTTGAGAATTCAGGTAGTTGCTCTGAAATATGGGTAACTACCTTAGAGGTGTGTTATGCATATAACGCTTTGGGAGTGCGTTGTAGGTGCTCCTGTCATTGTGTTTAGCGTTATGTGCATCATTGAATTATTTAGAAAGGACTAGTATTGTGTTGTCAGACAAGCGCATCATTGAAGAGATGCAAAATGGCAATATTGTCATTGAGCCATTTGACGAGCGGCAATTAGGCACTAACAGCTATGATTGCCGATTAGGTGAATGGTACTTTGCTCAAGACATCGAAGGCCAGGAACTGCGTCTCTTCAGCGAGGACATAAGAACATCATGGGGAGGGCCACGCAAAGCGAAAAATGGGGAGATCCCTGTGAGGCCTGGTGAAACTATCTTAGCGCATACCATGGAGATTGTTGGTGGACAAAACGGATTCCTTGCTAAAATGCATACGCGCTCTACAGTTGCAAGAAGTGGATTAAGTGTATGTAGGTGTGCAGGTTTAGGAGATGTTTTTTACATCAACATCTGGGTGATGGAGATTTCAAATCATACTCACAATACTATCTGGATACCAGTTGGAGGACGTATTTGTCAAATGTGCTTTTATGAGACGGGAGAAACGCTAAAGAGTTATTCTGGCAGCTACGGGCAAAAGGAGGCATGGTCACCAAATGATATGTTACCTTCGGCAAAGTCTGATTGGTCAGTAGCAGAGTATCGAAATAGAGAGGAAAATAATGGAAGTACCGCCAAATAGTGATCACTACAAGAAACTAGCAATCGAGCCGTTGACTGTCATTCTCGCAAATAACTATGGTTTCCTCAAAGGCAACGCTATCAAGTATTTAATGCGAGAAGAGTACAAGAATGGCGTGGATGATTTAGAGAAGGCGATATGGTATATCAAGTTACTCGTCAAAGAGCGAGAGCGTGCAAATGGCGAGATTATTCGAGAAGACTAATAAGCCCATCAGCAGATAGCCTACAGACTATCCCTGCAAAACAACAGGTGGCTTGCAGTAGTATAAAGCTATATTCTACCGCGAAGCCTGATACTCTCTCAGAAACGCATTGTGACGCGATATGGAGCATCCGACAAAATCAGGAGGTGATCAACAACTTGGCAAAGTCAACATGTGTCGCTTGCAGCGAGGTATTCTTCTCAATCTCAGGTTTCAATATGCATCGTGTAGGTGGATATGGTGATGCCATATATAGTGATAAACAAGTCATAGGATATACAAAACCAGATAGAAGGTGCTTATCACCTCTTGAAATGGCAAGCAAGGGTATGGGCAGGAACAAGAGAGGACTATGGTCAACAGGTCTTTTTGATGCTTCTATGTTCGAAAAGAAAGGAAGTGAAGAATGAGCAATCCAACAGTTTTCACCACATCGCAAGGCACGCGCTACCTCAAAGAGCCGGGCGTTGTTCTTCTCTCCAGGCCGTCTGTAGATCTCTCTGGTATGTCGGCTTTTCTTGATGGTCTGGGCTGCTCAGAGTATCTCAATGACCCGACCAATTTACCCAGTGGTACGCAACTCTGCAAGACTGCTGGCCAGCTCTGCTACATGTCGTTCGGAGAGAAACGAACAAAGAATGACAATGCTGAGAAGTATTTTGAACACATTAAAGAGGCGTATCATGGCAGTGTATTAGAACATGCTAACTACAGTGTATTGCTTTATGGCGTGTCTCGCAGTCAAACACATGAACTAATCACGCATAGGTTTCTTAGCAAGTCTCAAGTGTCACAACGCTATGTATCAGGCAATTTATTGCGTTTTGTTGAGAGACCAGAATATCAGGATGATGAAGAGTTACATGCGATGTTTGAGGAGCGTATTGATAAAACATTCAAAGAGTATCATATCATTGCAGGTAAATTGCTAGAAAGGCAAAAGGCAGGAAATAAAATACTGATTGCTGATATTAAGACTGACCTGAGAAAGAAGGTCAATCAGGCGGCTCGTTCAGTTCTTCCAAACGAAACAGAAGCTCCATGCATAGTAACGACAAATATACGCGCATGGAGACATATCATAGAATCTCGTGCGCATATAGGAGCGGAGATAGAGATACGCGCATTAGCCATGAAAGTGTTTCACCTTCTTCAATCTACTGAGCCGATTCTCTTTGCCGACTATACAGTAGAAGGGCTTGCAGACGGCACTGAAGCGGTTAGAACAGAATACCGCAAAGTGTGATTTCACCGTCCGTGCAATGTCTGCACGACCTGTTGACAATCAACATAACTGTATGTTACTCTTTGTGCATGAAGAGGCAATTGTGCCTCGCTATTATTTCAAAGTCAGTTTTAGAATGAGAGACAAACAATGACACAAACAAACACCGGATTGTTGACCGTTCGTGAAGTAGCACAATCTTTGCGTGTCGATGATACAACCGTGAGGCGTTGGATTAAAAATGGTGTATTAGCGGCAATTTCGTTACCACATAGAAATACTCGTCAGGCTTATCGAGTAAAAAGCGATACTCTTAACGAGTTGCTTATGACCACCACAGTAGCCACTGCCTAGCCCTTAGACCAGCTTGCTTCCTTGCAACTGGTCTCTTATTTACACATACAGTACATGATGACAGGACATACGTTCAACTAGAGAGAATACGTTGATATATGCAAATACATCATTTAGAGAGACAGCCTGGATATAAACCGGGGAGCCTTGTGAGAGGTTGGCATAGGCAGAATTCAGGAGAATTGAGAATGACAGATGCTATGGATGCAATCAAAATAGAGAGAAATAATACCGACAGATTACCACCAATAGACGAACAACCAACAATAATAGAAATGACTGCTATTGCTAAATCGCCTCCGATGACTACCGAAAAAATGACTGCGCAGATACTTACACCTCTACCAGAAAAGCAATCGCATATCAAGACAAGAGAGGTCTTATGCTTTGAAGTGCGCGACGCGCAAGCAAATACACTTGATTTGATAGAAGAAGTTATGGATATTTGTGCAAGAGAATTACACAAATATCCATTTAAAATAGCATTATCGACATTACGTTATTTGGCAATGTATGGACATATAGAATCAATAAATAAACAATCTAGCATCAAATTGGTGTGTGCCGATAACACGGCAGATTACGATGTTATGGCAATGTGTGAGGCAGAATGACAAATATTGTATTTTATCTTGCGCTAATATTAATAGATGCATTGGCAATGATAGGCATGGCTCTCACTGCATACGCTGCAATATGGCTTCATTATCATGTCACAAAACAATAACGAGTATACGCGCTGTCTTCACATTGGTGTATAATCGTCTTGACAAATCATTTTGAATACGGCATGCTATGAATGTACCACGAATGAGGTGCAAGAAACAGAAGTGAAAATGGAAAAACAATGGAAATTGCACTAGAAGAGCTAGAAGCAACAACAAAAGAGGTTTTCTTGTCTCATGGTCAGCCTTATGCGTTGAAGTTCCAAGGGCTAGACGGGAAATGTCCCGTGCTACCTTGTACCGGTATGTCAAAGAGGCTGAGCTGCCCACGTAATTATCAAATTTCTGCTCACAGAGTTCCAAAATTTACAAGGAGGCACCAATGAGTAGTGAGGTAAAAAAATCTTGGGGAGGTAAACGCCCTGGTGCTGGTAGGGTCCCAGGACTTACAGAAGCAGAAGAACTGCATAGAGCGAAAGTAATTCAGAAGTTCTCGTATATGTCTGAGCTTTCAGACAAACTCCCAATACAGTTGATGCCTGTAGAAGTCCCTTGCCAATCGTCTGGATGCTTTAATATGACCGAAAAAGGCATATGGCAACTAGTACGAAAGGCTTGGAGTGTCAGGCCAATTTGCGACAAATGCATCAGAGGTTTGTCAGAAGAAGCAGAATAATGTATTCGCTCCAAGCGTATTGCCTCGAAAACTACGCGCTTGGAGCTAACACAAGACAAACCATTGCTTGCCTAGGCTACCTAGATTTTAACAGTCTGGTCGCCTCTATGCAAGCTCTCGCAAAAGGAGACCAGAATTGAAAGAGTTACAAATAGTCGAGTACAAAGGTACACGTATCCTGACAACAGCACAATCAGCTGAGTTCCTTGGGACCGATGTCCAACTTATTGTTAATAACTTTAACCGCAACAAAGGCCACTATACACTAGGAGAAGATTACTTTGCACTAGAGGGAAAAGAGAAAACAGAGTTCTTAAAGAACCTACCCCAAAATGATTTAGGTTCAAAGCACGCTAAAATTCTTTACCTCTGGACAGAGTTCGGCGTCATGCTGCATGTCAAATCCATAAACACTGATGAAGCATGGAGAGCATACAAAATAATGCTGCGTGACTACTTTAGATTGGTGGCAAAGGAAAAGCAGTCTCAGCAAGAGCAGATCTTCACGAAGGATGTACAGTCACGCTGCATAGCTAATGAGAAACTCTTGAAGGTTGGTTTCTGGTGTGTAGTGACAGAGATGTGGAGAGAGGCTTGGACACTTGAAGCATTTCAAAAAGAGCTAAAGCCTAGTAGCTTACCGGACGGATCGTGTGGCACAAAGTGGAGAAACCACCTTAAGGATATTAATCATCCACTCCTATGCAAGAGCTATCAGGCCTTCTTGCACATTCCAAACAATAAAAACCTGTTTAAGGTGTGGGTATACCCTGATGCCTTACTCTTTGAGTTTCGTAAGTGGTTGCGAGTTGAGTATGCAGAATACTACAAGAAGGACTACTCACCGTCACGATTGAAAGGCACTGACAACAAACAGATCAGCTAGCGGCTAACTCATTCTTCCCCTTGCACATCTTGCAGGGGGATTTTTATTTGACAATTACAGCAAATACTAGCTTTAGCGCATAAATCAAAAATATGGCGGACATGATCACTGTGCATACAATAACATAATTGCGGTTTGATAATATTGTTTCAGATATCTGATGTGGCGAAGGCAGCTTCTTTGCTTTGTCCCACGATTGAGGGTAGTGCGTCACTTTATGAATAGCAGGAGGCACAGTAGGAAGAGGAGATGTGTTTGACTTGTGAAAGTCTTTATTTATCTGGCGGGAGATAGTCGCAGGATCGTAAAGATCCTCTTGAGGCTTAAATTGGTTCATGGCTTTTTCTCCATAGAGAGAGATTGACGGTTGATTGATCATAATGCGCACTTTTCTCAGCATTGTTTGGTCGAGTAATTTCTGGTTGCGTTTTCTTGCACGCATAGTATTTTGCTCAGTCGATATACGCCTCCATTGTAGCATACAAGCCAGTTCAGGACAAGAGAGCACGCCACGATAAACGACCCTCTTGCTTGCTTCTGCTAAGCACCAACTGATTTTATTGTCCAGAAGTCTGATGACAATCCCCTGTTAAGGAGATATTGGTAGTCTAGGTAGAAATACCCTTGATCACCCCAGTTGCCCCAACTATTGCGACATGTAAATCTGCTAGTGCTGTCATCATATCCCACTGCAAGTACCGCATGTCCTCCTAATACACTCTCACCTCGTGTTGGCATAGGCACTATTCCCGTGCTTGCCACTTCTGCACTTTCAAAGCTTTGGTAGACAGTGAAGCCCAGGACAAACGGATAACCACTCGCCAAGCATCCTTTCATCTGGCCAAGATTTTGAGCAATACGCTGGTAGGAGAGTGCTCTATCCCGTAGCGCGTCTTGATAACACTGGGCAGGCGGAGTGACCGTGAATTGTGAGATATCATATGGCCATTCATTCTCTGGACAAACACCTTGAGAGTTTACGCTTTTTATACCATCACGTATTTGAGCGCCGCTATCACTGTCTATTGTTCCTTCCATATCTCTCTCATTGTAGTAAATGTACAGCCTCGATGGCATGAAGCATAGTGTATTCTGCTTCATCTGGTCGAACTCAATAGCCGCCGCAATGGCATTTGCTGTACAGGAGCCCAACTGTCCTTGATCATAGACGAGCGGACACTGCGGTCTCAAGTCAACGCGGGGCGGCAGCGCTTGTAGATGTTCGATTGGGGCAGAATAGATATGGTCGCGATGATCGGCAAGGTCCCTGATATATCCGTAGAAGTGTTTGTTCTTGACTTTCATGCTGCCTCCTTAGTGAATGACTATAGACTTCCAATTCGTTGCAATCTCAGTTTGTGCTTCTTTTAGTGGCATCTTACCACTGCACACCTGAGCATGCAGAAAATTCTCAATTTGATCTTTTATATGTGCATTGTATGGTCCCGCGTATAGTTCAGGCCATAGGTTCTTTATATCATTTGATCCTCCAATTTCTAAGCTTATCAGGTGATCAACTTCATATTGTCCTGGTGTATGTGTTGTGATATTATACTCCGCATACACCTGATCTTTCTCAGATTGTGGCACATTGCGCACTGACTGGGTATATCCAGGTGTGCAGATCTGAGCAGTTGTTACATTCGGGAAGATAGATCCTGGCGTGCACCGAAGGTCTGGTAGCCCGTTTTGAGCCGAGCAATGTGACTGAACCAATTGCACATTTTGTTGTTGTTCAACTCCACAGCTAGAGATGATGAGGAAGAGAGCTAACAGAATAAAATACTTCATAATAGGCGTTTCCCCTCTCACTTAGGTAGGAAATGTAGCACAAGATAACCGATAACAGCCGTTGCTGTAACTGCTAACACCCACTGAACTATATCATTCCTCA